ATCAACGGCAGTCAATTTGACTTTTAACGCGAACCCAGCCTTGTTTAGTAGTGGTTCGCTTAGGTATTTTTCAAGCTCCAGCCACACTTCGGGGCGCGTTGGATCACCCATTATTTCGGTGTAGTCGATAATCGAGCAGCTATTGCCGCGCGACCAACCGGTGATCTGCGCGGCCAAGCGGTTTTTTTGTACGTCTACACCTGCTGTGAGCACGCATACGCCATTTGGGACGGTGCGTATGCGGTAGGGTTCGCGGCGGGTAAAAAGTTCGTCTTCGTCCAGGCGCTCAGTAGGGTCGGCGGTCACTTCACCCAGGCGCACGTTTTTAAAAGTCTTGACCTGCGCCGGGTCGTTTTTTATGCGCTCCCATTCGGCGGCTATTTCTATCCAGGAGAAGCCGAGGCCCGTGGGCGCATAGAGTCCGTTAAGGTGGAAGCCGACGCTATCGGAAACGGCTTGGGCTTTCCATTCGCCGCCCGCCAACAGGCTGGTTTTGTGGTGCTCTTCGATGCCGGTACCGCAGTCGCTGCAATGGTATAGGGCGGTTTCCGGGCTGCTGGGCTGCCAACGCAGGTTTTCAAAGACCATGTATTGCTGGAATTGGCAATGCGGACAGCTGATAAAGTATCGGCGCTGGTCGCTTTGCAGCCATTCTTTGTAGATTCGGCTGCTGGATTCGTTGGTGGGCGTAGAGCTTAAAAATATTTTTCGATTTTGAAAAGTGGTGGTACGGGCTTCCGCCAGCTTTGTCGGGTCGCCTTCGCCTTCTATGTCCAGCGGCGCGGCATCTACTTCGTCGAAAAACAGAATGCGCACCGGCATGGCCCGCAAGCCAGATGCGGAGTTTGCGCCGGTGATGCGTAACACGCCGCCCGGCCAGCTCTTCATCAGGATGGTGTTGCTGCGATCCCGGCTTTTATTCGCCATTTTATTTTCCAGCGATGGAATTAATGCTATAGCGCTGGATAATCTCTGTATGCTCCAGAGTTTTCCGATTTCGACCGTGGGCTGCACGACTAACATGGGAACGGTTTGCGTGGCCATGGTATGCAGCGACAAGTTGATGCCGACTTCGGTTTTTCCGGTCTGGGCGCTCGCCATAAACACTACCCGCTTTGACGGGTGCGATAGGCTCAGGCAGTCCATTATTTCTTTTAAGAATGGCGTGCGTGAGGTGCGCCATTTGCCCGGCTCGCTTGCGCCTTCGCTGGGGAGTATTCGGTGCGCGTCGGCGAAGTCGCTGATACTGATCTCAGGCGGTCGATTTAATCCGTCGGCGATAGCCAGTAGTGAAATTTCAAGTCCGTTCGCTACTTTCATTTTTTAGCAATCCTGCAATTTTGATTGCCAGGTCGCGCAACTCGTCTATCAGTTGATTGCACTCGGTTTTCAAAATGGCGTTTATTTTTGAGACGTCAGTCTCATGAGCCAGTACGGGAGCCAGTCTATCGGGCCATTGCTGGATCAGTGATTTAAGTGTTGCGCCGTAGTCGGTGAGCGCGTAGGTGACTTCGGCAACTTCGACCAGTTCGCCAGCGCGTTGGCGTAGCTTTAATTCGGAAAGATCGGCTTCGTGGGTTTCGCGTTTGGCGCGGGACTGATGAAAGTCGTAGCTGATGGCTGCGGATTTTTTAACCGCGTCATAAGCTGCATTATTTTTTGTTAGTGGGTGTAGCTGTTTAATGCCTGAGTCCCATTGCTGGTCAGCAAGGACTGGATCAAGCGTGCCGTCAATCACGGTGATGATTCCGGCTTTAATTTTTACGCTGACTGTTTTCCTAGAGCAGCCGCGCCGCCTTGAGTATTCAGCAGGGCTAATCCGTTCGGTCATATATTACCTAATGCGCTTTATTGCGCTGTTACCTTGTTTGTTACCTACTTCAAAAAGGTAACAACTAGACGAATAACGAAAATTCAAACTCGCGTTGCTCAAAGGAGGTGGAAGTACCTTAGGAATTCATGGGGCACACCCTATCCGTTACGCTGGCTGCTGGTTGGGGGTGATGATCGCTGCCAATGCCCCTGCCAACCCGATCAGCGCCGGAATGGCTGATAGGATTGCGCCACTATAGTCGCCTGCCATCAGTTTAGTGATTGTGCTGATGATTAGCGGCGTCAGTGCCGCCCCACCTGCCACGCCTGCGTGGGTTGATGTTTCACTCGCGCGGGCCTTTGTCCAAGCAACCGCGCTAGTGATAGCTGATGGCGGCGTCTCAGCGACGATGGAGATGTCGCCGTTAACCGCCATCACCACCCGATAACCCTTAGGCGCGATGATCTTTGCCAATATTGCGGGATCAATAGCGGAATCCATTACGCTTGTCCCGGCTCTTCTACAAATTGGGCTAAAAAAGTGGCTTGCGGCACCCACGTGGTAGTTTGATCAGCGTTCAGCTCAATAAAATCGCCTTCGGCGGCGCTATTGGGAACCGTCACGCTTGAGCCATCCAGTAGCGTGGCCACGGTCGTAACCGTCAAAGCCGCGATCGCTTGCGCCTGCACTGCGGATTTAATGGGTATATAGTTTTTAAAAGCCATTATCTTTTCTCCAGACATAAAAAAACCGCCTTTCGGCGGTTAAGGTAAGCACTAAGGCTTGGGTTTGTTATCTAAGTCTGTTATCCGCAGACCTGATATTGCTTTCTCTTACAACCACGACCAGTTCGCGTATAACGCCGTTGGTTTCGCTTTGACGCTCGTCCATCAGCACCGATTGTTCACGGTACGCGTCGATCCATTCTTTTCGCTCTGCCCGATGTTCTTTTATCAAAAAATATACGAACGCGAACAGTGCAAAAATAACCAGCCCCTGAAGCCCGAAATCCGACCAAGTGTTAATGTCTTTTAACGGCATAAATCCCTTTATCATGGGCATAAAAAAAGCCCCGCTTGCAATAAGTCGGGGGAAAATATACTGTGTTTTTGCGGCGGTTGCAATGGCTATTTTTTAAAACTCCATCGCACCCGGCATTTTATCCGCATGGCGCAGCGCACAAATGATCAACGAATCAAGCTCTTGCACATAAGAGAGCGTGGATTCATAGCGTAACTTCCAGGTGCGACGATAATTGCACTCATCAACCCCAATCGCCTCGGCAATATGCCGTCCAGAAACAGCTCTAAAACCAGACCCAGAACAGTGCTTACATAAATGCACCATAGTCCTCACACCCGTGCCGCCGCAAGTCGCGCACCGATTAGGTCGAACCACCTCAAACACTGCCATGGCCGCCATATTCGCTAGACATGGTCGACCGTCGATAATCTTCCAACCCTCACGCAAGCCGATAGCCGCCGCCCAAATTCTTACGTGGGCGATTAACTTCCGCTCTGAATCCAGTTCCAGCGCATACTTTGCCAGCGCCAGCGCCCTCGCCGCAGAACTAATGCCCGCCAAAAGACCGGCCAGCTCAGCCCTCGATAACTGCTCATCACTCCCGCTCCCACCGCCTACTTGATGATACCGTGACGAACCCGCACATAACAAACCAATCAACTCTGCTGTAGCCACAACCAACCCCTTTATGACAAAAACGATTCAGCACGGCGAATCCAGCCAACCAAAAACACCTCCTGAGATGGGTCGTGCGCCACAATCGCCTGATAATAAGCAATCCGGGCATTGCAAAGCTGAGTTAAAACCTCTTTTCCGTAAACATTACAGGCGGTTTTTGAGGATTGCACCGTCGCTGGGCCTATGTTGCCATCACAGACCAGCGGCAATCCCATCTTATGTACTATCTGTTGCATGATCAGGATAGCGTTTCGAGGCCCCATATTGACAGCCATATCAAACACAGCTGGCTGCAACAAAACGGGCAACAAATCGATTTTAGGCGTCAGATAGTAATCCTGCTTATAAATCTCTGTTGCAATCGGAATTCTCAACCCAAAAATATCATCAGCATCCGTGTGGGCTGAAAAACCAGTGCGACGTCGGTAGTCCGCCAACGCTGCAATAGTAACACCGTATTTAGTCGGACCGCCCTTATCGTCAGCCCGATTAACAAAGCCGCCCTCAATAGCAATCACACCCGCAATCATCTCATTAATCGTTTTATCGCCCATATCGCCTCACCCCATTGTTTACTATAAAAACCGATTTAGGGCTATCAAACACCCCAACCTCAATCACCGTACCCGATGCCACCAACTCCACCGCAACTGCCGTAGGCTTGCCAAAGGCCTTGCTTAAATCTCCCAGCCAATCCGCCACGCCCGGCGCTTCCGCCTTGATCTGCTCCCATTGCCGCCTTTTCTCATCCACACACACCTCTTTATGCTATGACCGCTATGACCTGGCTATGACCGCTTGACCCCTTGAATTCATTGGCGTGGTCATAGCGGTCATAGCGGTCATAGGTCTTTTTAATAATATTATTTATAACCGATATGTCACAAATAAAGCCGTACACACAAAACGTCAGGCATGGGCGCTTTTACCTTGGATTAACCCACACACACAACACGCCAGCCATA